TAGCCCTCAGGGAAATTTTCAATGAGAATATTATACATCTCATTTGCTTGGAAACAATCACCACCGTAAGTAACTATATATACAAAACAGTTAATTGCTCCAGCATCTTTCATGTTTTTGCAAGTCTCTCGAAGTGTTGATGCATTATTATCATTCCATTCCGAAATATCACCATCTATCATGATGCGACATTCTTTTCCGTTTGCTTGTGCCGATATATGAAGTCTTTTTTCCATCGCAATTTGTTCGTTTGTTTTTATTTGACAGAACAAAATTGCACCAGTTATTAGCCGTTTGCAAATCAGCATTTTATCTACTCAAAATAATTCATGTAGAACATAAAATTTTTATGTTCTACATGAATTATTTTAGGTGGATGAAATCATCTTTTTGACTGCGTACTTTCTCAAGGTACATTTGTTAAAAAGAAAGATGTATGGCAAAGAAAAAAGCAAAAATCACAAAAGAGCGTAAAAGCTTATTAAAGAAAGCTGACTACGATAAACTTCACCAAACAGCTTATGAATTGGTTGTTATTCAAGGTCACGATCAAAAGGAAGTTTCAAAAACACTTAACCTTACCGAGCAAACATTGAGTAAATGGTCAACCGAAGGAAAATGGCGTGAACAACGTGAAGCACGTCAACAATGTAGTTCTACCGATGCCGATAATACAAAAAAGCTATTACGATTGCTTTCAACACAACGCTTAGAACTTGAAGAATCTATTTCCATTTCCATAAAAGATGGAAATAAAGAAGAAGAAGCTCGACTTCGAAAACAAGCCAGCTCTTTAAGCGACGAAATGAGCAAAATCAACAAAACACTACAATCGCTCGACAAAAAGAACTATACACTTGGTGTTTACATCGATGTAATGGATGAAATATTTAGTGCCTTACGTGGTCACGATGAAGAGATATGGAATAAAACCATCGATTTCCAAGCCTTACATATCCGAAAAGTAACCAATCAAATCGGCTAATATGGCAATGAATCAACGCAAAACAGATAAGCAGCGAGCCGAAGAATACCTTCAAAAGCTTGATATGGTTCGTAAATCGAACGATGTTAATCCATTTGAAACAAAGGCTGAACAACAGGCACGTATTAAACGAGCTAAAGATGATGTTGTCTATTTCGTTGAAACATATTTGCCTCATTACGCTACGGCTAAATGTGCCGACTTTCATGTAGAATTTGCTACAATGGTAAAAGATAATCCACTTTTCAAAGGATTTGCTGAATGGGGTCGAGGTTTAGCGAAATCAGTGTGGTGCGATGTTATTATTCCACTTTGGTTGTGGACTCGAGGTGAAGAAGTTTTCATTTGTATAATGAGCGATAGTGTTGAGAGAGCATCAGAATTATTAGCAGATACACAAGCTGAACTTGAAGGTAACCCATTATTAATACACGATTTTGGCGTTCAAAAATGCGAAGGTGACTGGGAAATTGGCAACTTTACAACTGTTGATCAGAAATTTATTGGCAAGGCTTTCGGTATTAAAAAGAAAGTTCGAGGAGTTCGCATAAAACAACGACGTCCAAATCTTTGGGTTATCGATGACTTAGAAACACCCGATACAATTGGTAATCCAAAGCGTATGCGTAAGCAATCAGAACAAATTGAACGGGATGTTATCCCAACTATGACAGGAGGTTTAAGACGTGTACTCTATGCAAACAACAAGTTTGCACGGGTTATGACTCAAACAATCTTGCAAGAAAAGCATCCAACATGGAAAGTCCATCAAATAAAAGCCTACAATAAAGTAAACCACGAACCTCGATGGAAATCGATGTATAGTCGTGAGTACTATAAACAGCAAGAAATTGACATGGGAATTACAGCAGCTTATGCTGAATATTTACATGAAACAAAACTCGAAGGTTCAATTTTTAGCGAAGATCAAATTCAATGGAGTAAACTACCTCCGTTAATTGATTTTAAAATGATTATCGTTCATTGGGATATTGCCTATACCGACAACGAAACAAGCGATTATAATGCCATAAAAGTATGGGGTTTACAGGATTCAAACTTTCACTTAATTGATTGTTATGTAAAACAATCGAAAATGAAACAGGCTGTACGATGGATGTGTGAGTTTAAAAAGAAACTACCACAAGGTGTAAATATTCTGTTTCAATATGAGTCGCAATTTTGGAACGGTGAGGTACAACGAAATATTGATGAGGTCGAAGATGAATATGATATTAACCTTAATCTCATGAAGGTAATTACACCAAAGGTCAATAAGTTAATGAGAATAATTACCATGCAACCTTATTATCAAAATAGCCGTGTTTACTATAATGAACTTCTTAAAAGTCATACAGATACACAAATAGGCACAATACAACTTTGTGCCGTTGAAGAAGGAAGTGGCGAACATGATGATAGTCCCGATGCCGATCAACAGGCTATTACAACACTCGAAAATTATTCAACACCCGGTGGAAATCGCAAACGTAAAGATGAAAAATCGTGGCGTTCGGGAAAAATGAAACGTAAATATAATTGGTAACGACATGAAATATATAAACAAAGATGATCTGATCACCTACATTCAAGAACCTTTACTTGACTCATGTATCACAGGTTCAACTGGTGTTGATGAAACAATACTTAACAATATCGAATCTCCTGTTATCGACCTTGTTATTTCATACATCGGTGGACGATACAACTCTTCACTAATATTTGCAGAAACCGTTATTCGTAATGGCATTTTAGTACAAATCATAAGCATGATAGTCGTTTACCGTGTGGTTCGCCGTAATGCAGCTCGCAAAGTCCCCGAAGATATTACGGACTTATATAACAATGCAGTCAAACAACTCGAAAAGATTCAATCGGGAAGCCAGTATCTTGAGAACCTCCCAATAATTACAAAGGCTGATGGCACAACCCCCAAACTGGCTTACGGCAATAGTACCAACAAAAATTATTTCATTTAAACACTATTTAAATAGTCATGAGTACATTTACAGAAAGAATTACTACAGCAGTCGAAACTGCTATTCTAAGTAGGGTTAAAGACAATAAAATATTTGCTGAATACTACAATCGTACAAGCAAAAAAGCCGATTGGAAACGACAAGCACAACAACCAAGTGCCAAAGAAATAAAGGACTGGATAAACGCTATAATGGCTGCTACCGATCCATTAAATCCACGTCGTGGAGAACTTATGCGTTTCTACCAAAACTGCGGAAGCGATTTACATCTTGGAAGTTGTATTGACAATCGTATACTGCCCATTCAATGTGCTAAAATTAAATTAGTCGACAATAATAATACCGAAGATAAAGAAGCTATTAAACTACTTGAAAAGCCTTGGTATCTTGAACTTGTAAGACTTGTATGCCTTTCAACATATGAAGGAACTAAGCTTATTGAATTATTCGATCTTAATGAAAAAGGCGAAATAAAAGAGGTCAACGAAATACCTCAATCAAATTTCATTGCGAAAGATGGTATTATTATAAAAGAAGAGTGGGATCAAGTTGGCGTTTCGTACAAGGAAGGTGCTTACAAAGACTATTACATACAAATTGGAAACGATTGGAACTTAGGTATGCTAAGCCAAATGGCAATGGTTATTCTAGCAAAAAAACTTGGGCTTGGGAGCTGGATGAGTTACATCGACAAATTTGGAATACCTCCAATATTTGCAATTACCAATAGAATGGATACAGGCAGACGTGACGAACTTTTTGAAATGCTTGAAAACTTCCGTTCCAATCATTTTGCAGTATTGCAAGGTCAAGAAACCATCACAATACCAAACAACTACAGCGTAGATGCTTATAATTCGTTTGATGCTCTTACAAATAGATGTAACAGCGAAATGAGTAAACGCATTTTGGGCGGTACCGGTATATCCGATGAAAAGAGTTTTGTAGGAGCTGCCGAAGTTCACGAACGACTATTAAAACTTAGAAATCAAGTTGATAAACTGATGTTTAAATTCTATTTTAATGAAGAAATAAAACCCCGACTCATTAAGTTAAGCAGTGTTTATGCACCTCTTTTAAACCTAACACTTGAATATGATGAAAAGGAAACACTTTCATTAAAAGAGATTGTTGCAGCAATAAAAGATTTATCTCAGTATTACGAATTCGATGTTGATGAGCTTGTTAAAATAACAGGATTACCAATAACTGCAATAAAAGAAGTTGTAAACCAAACAACACCACCAAACAACGATCAAAAAAAAAAGCATAA